ATTTGAAAGCACTATCAATTCATTGGTTGAAGCTTTTGAAGCGAAGATTGCTGCCTTGAATGCAGAGAAAGAAACTCTTTCATCTACAATCGAAAAGATGTCAAAGCAACCCGCAGTTGATAGCGTTAAGAAGTCTACTTCAGTTGCGAAAAGTGAGCCAATCAACTTGGCTAAAATGGATTCTAAAAACAGAATCTTCTCAATTATAAATAAGTACAAATAATAAAATAAAAAAAGAAAAAAATGGCTGATAGCTTAACTATTAACAGTTCAACCTACGCAGGTGAATTAGCGTTACCGTACATCAACGCTGCCATCCTTTCAGGGGATACATTGGCAAAAGGATACGTTACTCTTAAAGAGGGTGTAAAATACAAGGCAGTATTGAAAAAGTTGTCAAACGCAGCTTCATTGGTTCAAGCTGCATCTTGCAACTTTTCTGAAGCAGGATCTTTGAACTTGGATGAGTCAGTTTTGACGGTATCTGATTTGAAAGTAAACTTGGAATTGTGCAAAGCTGAATTTGCACGTGACTGGGAAGCTGCTGCTACTGGTCGTGGATTCATCAATGATGTAGTTCCTGCTAACTTCAATGATTTCTTGATTGGATATGCAGCTGCGAAAGTTGCTGAAAACATCGAGTACACAATTTGGCAAGGTAACGCTCCAAGTGGAACTTATCCTGCATTTGATGGCTTCGAAAAGAAGATTAACGCTACTGCAGGTACGTATGCTAACTTCACTTGGAATGCAGGTGCAATGGCAGTTGGTACTGTAATCGATAACTTGAATGAAGTAATTGACAATTTACCAGTTGCTTTGATTGGTTCAACTGAAACAAAGTTGTATATGAACCGTGCTACTGCCCAGTTCTATCGCCAAGCAGTTGCTGCTGATGGATATTTGCAAATGTTCCAAGCTTCTGATAGCTTCAACTTGCAGTTCAATGGATATGACATTTATGTTTGCCCCGGAATGAGCAACGGAACTGTAATTGCTGCACAACCTTCTAACTTGTTTGTAGGTGTAGATGCTAACTCTGATTTCGCTGAAGTAAGAGTAGTTGATATGTCTTTGACTGATGCATCTGACAACGTACGTATGGCAATGAGATTCCGTGTAGGAGTTCAAGTTGGTGTTTACCAAGACGTAGTTTTCGGTTCTAATTCTTAATTAACCACAAGTAATAGGGAAGGTGGTTAGGTCTGCCTTCCCTTTATTTTAACTAATAAAAAAATATAATAATATGGCTTGTGAATTAACCGCAGGATTCAACCTTGATTGTAAAGATACAATCGGTGGAATTAAAGCAATCTACTTGCAGCAACACGCTGATTTTTTAACTAATATCAGTATTGATGGTGCTGAAGAAGTTAATGGATTGCCAACTGCAACCATCTATAAATACATTTGTCCAAAGCACACGGGAAGCTTTACCGAAGAGGTAGCATCAAGTGTTGAGAATGGAACTATTTTCTACACTCAAACCGTTACCGCTACATTCTTCAAATTGACTGCTGCACGTAGAAAGCAATTGGAGTTGGTTGCTAAAAATCGTTTAATTGTTTTTGTACAAGATAACAACGACAACATTTGGATGGTTGGCCGTTTCGATGGTGCTGAAGTAACTGCCGCATCAACCGCTACTGGAGTTGCAAAAGGTGACTTGAATGGGTACACTATCACATTGACTGCTGAAGAAAAGAATAAGGCTTATAGATTGGAGTCATTCACATCTATTCCTTTCGATAACTTCGCAGGAATTACTGTGTCAACTACCAACGTTTAATTATCTTTGTAAGTAAATGAATTACTTGCAAACAAATACTGCCTCGCAAACCCTTCTTCTTTCATTAGAGGAAGGGGTTTTGCTTTTATCTTCGTTCACGGATTATCTATTGGTTATCCAAAACGAAATTACATTAGAAATATTTGCGGTTATTCCAACGCTAATAAGCACGAATGAGAGAATCACAACGTTGTCAATTAGTACAAATGCAGATGACGCCGTTAATGGCAGCATTCTCATTGTTGAAGGAGGCCGTTACAATTATATTATCTACGGTCAAAATTCGAATAGCAACCTTGATCCTACTGATGCTGATGTGGTTGGAGAGATTAAGCGTGGCTTTATTCAATTCACTACGTTAACGCAGTATTTTGACCAACCAACACTAACCATCCCAAACGATATAGAATACAATGGCTAATCTAATAGACGAAATAAAGCAAAGAGTAGGTGCTACTCAAATAGAGATGGCGAAATACGTCAAGATTGCGCCTATTGAAAGAGAAAACGTATCAAGGGGATGGGTGAATTTTGGGGAATCTAATATGTACCCACAATATTTGATTGAACTATACAATGAAAGTCCAGTACACGGATCAATTGTCAATTCAATTAGCCAAATGATTGCAGGACAAAATGTAGTTGGTGGTAATTCCATCGCTAACCAATATTTGCAGTCAATTAAATTCGATTCAATTTTACCCAATATAGCACGTGACCTTAAATTGTTTGGAGGTTACTATTTGGAGGTCATTTGGTCAATGGATAGAAGCACCATTGCACAAGTTAATCATTTACCTTACGAAAATTGCCGTTTAGGATGTAGCGATGAGCAAGATGATGTAACTGGTGTATGGTATTCACGTGACTGGAGTGATATGAGGAAAAAGAAAAACATTCCCCATTACATTCCAATGTTTAACGTTGAATATAAAGAGGAACTACCAAAGCAAGTGATGTTCGTTCACACTTTGAAGCTTGGAAGTGAGTATTATCCCAAGCCTGATTACGTTGGTAGCGTCAATTATATTGAACTTACAAGACAAATCGGAGAATACCACGTTAATAATATTCTTAATGGTTTCTTTCCTTCATTAATTGCGTCTTTCAATAATGGTATTCCATCACTTGAAGAACAACATATGATTAAAAATCAGCTTACTGCATCAATTCAAGGTGCAGATAACGCTGGAAAGGTGCTAACTTTCTTCAATGAGGAAAGAGATAGAGGGGTAGATTTCACTGCATTTCCTTTAACGGATGCAGATAAGCAATATCAATTCTTAAGTGAAGAATGCACAAAGCAAATAATGATTGCACACCGTGTAACTTCACCTTTGCTTTTTGGTGTTAGAGATGGTGGTGGATTGGGTAGCAATACCGATGAGTTAAAGACTGCACTTTTCATATTCCAAAAACAAGTCATTGAGCCATATCAAAGATTAATTGCTGATTCAGTAATGGAAATTTGCAAGGCATCAAATATCATTAGCAGTCCGCAAGTTTTGCCAAACGAAATTTTGCAACCTGAACCAACTGAGGTGCAGCAAAAAAAAAAAGTTGAGTGCGAACACCAAAGCGTACCTGAAGCAGATGCGCTCAATGCAATAGCTGAAGAACTAATCCAACTTGGAGAGGATGCAAATGAAGATTGGATTTTGATTGATGAATATGATGTAGATTATGATGAAGATGATAGCGAAAATGAAGCTATCTCACACATCTTTGATGCAGTCGAAATCCATCAAGTAAGCACGGGAACGGCTAAGCCAAATGCCACGAGTGAGCAAGACCAAACAATAGATGAGCGCAAGTATTACACACGTTACCGTTATAGCGGAAAGCTAACCGATGTATCAAGACCTTTTTGTACTAAAATGCTACAAGCTGACAAGCTTTATAGAAAGGAAGATATTTTAGCGATGGGTAATAAGGCAGTTAATCCAGGATGGGGACCCAATGGTGCGGACACTTATAGCTGTTGGTTGTATAAAGGTGGTGGTAATTGTCACCACATTTGGAAAAAGCAATTGTACATAAGTGCTAAAGGATTTGGATTGGATTTGAACAACCCAAATGTGCGCACGCAGGCTTGGGCAAAAGCTGAAAAGGCAGGCTATAAAGTTCGCAACAATTACTTAGTAGAAAAGAAGCCAATTGATATGCCATACAACGGATTTCTACCCACAAATCCACGTTTCGGAAACAAATAAAAATTAAGAAAGATGCCAATACCACAAGAGATATTACTCATCAATGAGGATTATATAAAGAAGTTCACTCCCTTAACCGATGCAGTTGATCCGAACCTCATCAGACCTGCCATTTATTTGGCTCAAGATAAGTATTTGACCAACTTTTTGGGTACAAATTTAACGGTAAAATTGAAAGATGATGTAAGCAATAACACCTTATCAGGTGATTACGCTACGTTACTTAATGAATACGTGTTAAAGGTGGTGTTGTGGTGGACAATGGTAGAACTTTACCCATCACTTTTGTACAAACACGACAACGGTAACTTGGTAAGCAGACAAAGTGAAGATACCACTCCAGTTACTAAATCAGAAATGGAGTCACTCAAAGAAGCTGCAAGACAAAACGCACGTTGGTATACCAAAAGAATGGTGGATTATTTGTGCTATAATTCAACGTTGTTTCCCGAATATACCAACAATACCGACAACAATATTTTCCCCGATAGAAACCCATACGGCAAAAGTAATTTTTTAATCAGTAATTCATATAGACAATGGCGCAACCAATGGTCAATAAAAGACTTTCTCCCTCCATCGTATTAAAACGAAAGGAGTACGAAAAACTTTTAAAACAATATCTCAAAAAGCAAGAGAAAAGATGAAGGTTAAGTTGTGGCTATTGGGTATTGCAACGGTCTTTTTACCTATCAAAGAACTGATGATTACCATTGGTTTTTTGGTGGCTATGGATATGGTTGTTGGTGTGTGGAAAGCTATCAAATTAGGTCAGCGAATTAGATCTCGCAGGATGAGTGATACAGTAACTAAATTGATGTTGTATCAAATTGCAATCGTTAGCGGATTCTTAATTGAGACCTACATAATAGAGCAACTTATCCCCATTACAAAGTTGATAGCAACCGTGGTAGCCATCATTGAATTCAAATCAATTATAGAATCAATTGAGTCAGTGACTGGAAAAGATTTGTGGAGTAAGATTAAGACCATTATAGGTAGAAAGAGTGAAGATATAACCGATGCGATGACTGATGGAAAAGATAAGTAAATACGTAAGCTATAAAGAGGTAACGCATAGCAACCAAGCACAAGCCTTGCGCATTGGTAACGTTCCAAATGCTGAACAATTGGGTAATCTGAAGTTAGTTTGCACCAACATTTTTGATAAGGTGCGTGAACATTTCGGAAAGCCTATTGGTATCTCGTCAGGGTTCAGAAGCCGTGAACTTAATACACGTATTGGCGGGAGTAAGTCATCGAGCCATATGGAGGGTAAAGCTTTGGATATCGATGCGGATATTCACGGTGGCATAAATAACAAAGAGATATTTGATTACATCAGAAATAATTGTACATTTGACCAACTCATATGGGAGTTTGGAAGTGAGAACGCACCTTCTTGGGTTCACGTAAGTTTCAATAAGGATGGAAATAGAGGTCAAGTGTTACGTGCGGTCAAGAGTGGTGGTAGGACAGTATACCAACCATTCTAAAATATATGGCAGAAAGTCAAAAAACAAAAATCGCAAGAGAATTGCGTGAGCGTTTTCCAGACACACCAACTTTAACTTTGGCAAAGAAGTTAAGCAAAGAACATTTTGAAATGTTCCTTGGAGTAGAAGATGCAAGGAGTATATTGCGTAGAATTGAAGGCAAAAATGGTGTAATGAATCGAAAACAAACAACTGATAAATCATTGTACACATCAGAGGAAAGACCACGTAACCCATTCAAGTTACCAAAGTCATATGCAAAAGGAAGGAAGCACATTGACATCAAAGGAAAAAAGATTTTAATTCTATCCGATATTCACATTCCATACCACGACATTGATGCAATTTCAGTAGCTATCCAAACTGGATTAGACGAAGGAGTCGATACAGTTGTATTGAATGGAGATGCACTTGACTGCCATATGATTTCTGACTTTGTGAAAGACCCAAAGAAAAGAAAATTTAAGGATGAGTTGTATGCGATGCGTACTTTCATTTCCGAATTGCGACAAACTTTCCCGAAAGCGGAAATCATTTACAAGGAAGGAAACCACGAAGAACGCTACTGGAGATATATGAGAGTGAAAGCACCTGAACTATTCGACATTGATGCATTCGATTTCGCATCACTTTGCCATCTTGATAAAAATAACGTGCAGTGGATTGAAGGTAAAAACAAATTGAATGTAGGCGGTCTATCTATATTTCACGGCCACGAATTCGGAAAGCAATTTATCCCATCAGTTAACGTTGCACGTGGGTTATTCTTAAAGACAAAAGCAAATGCAATGTGCGGACATCACCACCAAACTGCTGAGCATACTGAAAGGGATGTAAATGGAAAGGTGATAACGTGCTGGGGTGTGGGGTGTCTATCTGAATTGTCACCTGACTACAATCCATATAGTAAATACAATCACGGATTTGCAATAATCACAAGAGGCAATGGAAAAGAATTTCACGTTAAGAACTATCGTATTAATCAAGGTAATATCTATTAGCATTGGCATTGCCATTGGTATTTTAATTTGCAGACCTGATTCAAGTAGGGTACAAATTGTAACCAGTTCGGATACAATCACCGCATATTTGCGGACAATAGACACGCTAACCATTGAACGCACCAAATTAAAAACGATTTATGAAAAGGACATTGATACTATTTACCTTCTTGATAGCGTTGCCATTGATAGCGCATACGCAAGGGCAATTCAAAGACTCATTGAACTGGAAGGGGCTGGATTCTTTGAGCATTGAAAGACGGTTAATTGTCTTGGGTGTAAGGTCATTGGATTATTATATTGAATTAGATAAGAATAATCGTAGCATAATTCATACATATGCACAATTAAATGAGCATAATGTGCGATATATTGCACAATTAGAGCAGCAAAATGTCAACTTAAATACACAATTAACTG